GTGAAAATCATAATGGACACGCAAAGGGAAATAGCTTCATATTATGCAGCCGGTGCGGCAAGCCCTATGAATTTAATAGTGCCAGGATCTGGTATGGCATTGGCTACAAAACAAGCTATAGCGGCAAAAATAAGGGCGGCTGGTTCTATTGCAACAATAGCGGCTACATCTATTGGTAGGTTTATGAATGGAAGCGGTGGCGGCGGTACGGGGCCAACTCCCCCACCTCCTCCCGGAAACATGAACGCACCTATGTCACCAACATTATCTCCCGTTGTGCAAGGGCAGGCGTTAAATTCAATGGCAATAAATAACTTAGGTAATCAGTCTTTAAGGGCATACGTAATGAATTCAGATATACAAAATAACAATCAAAGAAACGCATACCTTGAGCGTAATGCAAGGATCGGATAACATGGAACAGTTACCATTATTTAGATTAACGATAAAAGAAGATGAAAACGCCACACAGGAAGTGAATGCGGTGGCACTTGTTGACATACCGGCAATAGGTGAAAACTTCTTCGCATTTGAAAAACAATTATTTGTTGAGCCGAATGCAGGCGAATCAGAAGAGGAATTTATACCTCGCTGTATTTCGTACATGGTAGGTGAGGGCAAAGATCAAGAACAAGCGGCTGCTATTTGTTATAGCAAATGGAGTTCTCGAAATGAGAACTTTCAAGAAAGATACAGCGACTATCCAAAACAGGCAAGTGAAAACGCAAAGATAGCGTTAAGGTGGGCGGAGGAAAACGGATGGGGTGAATGTGGAACGCCTGTTGGCAAAGCGAGGGCGAATCAATTAGCAAAAGGTGAGCCGATAACACGTGAAACAATTGCACGAATGGCAGCCTTTGAAAGACATAGACAAAACTCACAAAAGGAATTAGGTGACGGATGCGGTCGGCTTATGTGGCTTGCATGGGGCGGTGATGCTGGCATAGAGTGGGCGCAGCGTAAACTTGAGCAAATAGATAAACAAAAGATGCATGCTTTTTCCGTTGTCAATAATGAAGAGCGTATAGTAGTTGGTCCAGCAATGATACCAGATATGCCGATTTATAGACGTGATGAAACAGGCGAATACTATGTTTTCTTTGACAAAAAGACTATTGAAACGATTGCTTTGAAGTTTTACGCAAAAGGCTTTCAACAGAGTGCAAATGAAATGCATACAAAGCCAGTAGAAGGTATTACCTTTTTCATGTCGTGGATAGCAGATGAAAGTAAAGGCATTCCGAAAATGAAGCAGTTTGAAGACCTACCAGACGGCACGTGGTTTTTAGGTGCAAAGGTTATGAATGATGAAACGTGGGCAAAGGTCAAGGATGGCACTTTTAAAGGATTTAGCGTGGAGGGTATGTTTGATATGACGGAAGTTAAAATGAGAATGAAAGAAGAAGAGATCATTCAAAAGTTAAGAGAATTGCTTAAAGATTTTTGATCAGTTGTGTTTAGTTTAGGTTTACAACTCCCCTGCCTGTTTTTACAGGTGGGGTTTGTTTTTGGTATTTATTGATATGAAAATCCTAACACTAACACAAAAATTTAGCGGCTGTGGGTATCACAGGCTTATGCTTCCGATCTCATTAATGGAAAAAGAATACGGTAGAATTACCGATTCGATGACTGATGAACAATGGGAAGAACATGATTTTGACATTGTTTTTATTAATCGCATTTGGGAGCGTGAAAACCTAATTGAAAGGCGAAAGCAGAAAGGGTTTAAATTGGTTGTCGATGTTGATGACTATTGGATATTATCTCACGATCATTTGATGTATGAAGGTTACAATGCTTCAAACTTTGCCGGTCGTTTAATAGAACACATGAGGGAAGCTGATTTAGTTACTTGCACTCACGAAAGGCTGGCAGATGCTATCTATGCACACAATAAGAACGTTCAAATATTACCGAACGCGATACCTTACAATCAGTTACAGTTCAATGGTGAAAGGGTAGTTACCGATGCGGTCAAATTGTTTTGGGCAGGCGGCATAACACATGAACAGGATATTAAGTTATTACAAGCACCGTTAAAAAAGCTATCCGGTAACATTCACATGGTTATGGGTGGCTTTGCGGATTCTAACGATACGGAGCGTTATTACTGGCATAGAATGGCTAATTACTTTACATCGGACCAGGCTTTGCCGCATACGTTAATTAGAGGCATGGATGTGTTTAATTATTACGAAATGTTCAAACATTCTGACATTATGTTAGTGCCATTGGTGAAGAATAATTTTAACGCTTACAAGTCGAATATTAAGCTTTTGGAGGCGGCTGGTAAGGCAATACCGGCTGTTGTTTCTCATGTCGATCCGTACTTAGGTTTTCCCGAAGATGTAGTTAAATATGTCAAAAAAAGTAGCGACTGGACTCGACATATTAACGAATTAGTGAATGATAAAGATATGAGAGATGAACTTGGAGTTTTATTACATACATACTGCTCTAAGTATTTCAATTTCAATGATATAAACGAAAAAAGAAAAGACGCTTTTTTAAAGTTGTTAAGTTAATATTTCAACGGTCGTTCAACAGTCGTTCAACGGTCGTTTAACAGCCGTTCAACAAAGTAAAGTAAAGTAAATAAAGTAAAGTAAATAAAAGAAATAAAGTAAAGTATATTATGCGTTTGCACGCATGTAAATTCACTTTTTCATTGGTAAATGTCCAGTTTTTTTAGGTTTCGGTATATATGGGCATGAAGAATCCGATCGAACTTTTAGCACAGGTTAAAAAACTTGTTTTTCAAGAAGAGACAATGCCAGCTCCTGAATACACTTTGGCAGACGGCACAAAGATTATGGTTTCCGCTTTGGAAGTTGGCGGTATCGTTACACTCGAAGATGGCTCACCTGCTCCGGCTGGTGAACACACTTTAGCAGATGGTACTGAAATCGTACTTGCTGAAGGAGGCGTAATAGCTGAAATTGATCCGAAAGAAGTTGAGGAAAAAGTTGAGGTTGAAATTGAAAGCGGCAAGGATATGGAAGAAAAAAAGGATGAAGAGAAAGAGAAAATGTATTCTAAATTTTCTGAAATTGAAAGCCGTATCGCTGCAAGTGAGCAAAGCTTCTCCGCTTTACAATCTGATTACGAAGGTTTAAAAACTGCATTTGGAAAACAAAGCGAAGCAATGCAGGGACTTATTCAGCTTGTTGATACTTTGGTTAACGTACCTTCTCAAGCACCAACTGAAATGCCTAATAACTTCAAAAAAGTTAGCATTGAAACTAAGGCTGACCGCATTCGCAATTATTCAAATTTCGTTTCACAATTTAAAAACAAATAAAGATGGCTTTTTTAGTAACTGGCCTTACGGCTTATGTAGAGCAAAATGAGCAACAGCTTGTTTCTCAGTCGCTGTTTGAGGCGAGAACTCAACAGCTTATCGTTTCTGAAGGAAATGTAATGACCGGAGTTAAAGGCTCTGAAACTGTTAACAGAATGGATACTGATGTATTCTTTCAAGATGACAGCTCATGCGGTTTCGCTGCTTCCGGAACAACTGAATTTACTCAACGTACTTTGACTGTTGGTAAAATCAAAACACAGGAAATCCTTTGTCCGAAAGATCTTGAAGGTAAGTATCTGCAAAAGGCACTTCCCGCTGGATCTAATTACGATACAATGGCTTTCGCTCAAGAATATACTAACCTGAAAACAGGCAAGATTGCAGAAGCTCTTGAAGTTGCAATTTGGCAAGCTACAGGTGCAGGATACGGCGGTACTAACGGACTTTTAAACAAGTTCAAAGGTATTAAGCAATTGATCACAGATGCAACTACAACTCCTGTAGATGCAAACGTAACTGGCTTTTACGGATCGGGTGCGCCAATTACCGGTATAGATACTGCTGACAAAGCAAAAGCGGCTGTACTTGCAGTTATTAAAGCTCTCCCTGCAAAGATCAAAGGTAAAACAGATGTTCGCATCTTCTGCGGATGGGATACTTTCGATCTGCTTGTAAGCAAGTATGTTGATCTTAATCTTTTCCATTACAATTTTGGAAACGATAAAAATGAGCCTAACGCAGAATTCATCGTACCTGGTACATCTTACAAAGTTATCCCTGTACATGGTTTGACTGGCACTAACGATATCTATGCTTTCAGAATGAGTAATATCTTCTTGGGTGTTGATTTGCAAGGTGAAGATGAGCGTTTTGAAATGTGGTACTCTCAAGATGATCGCAATGTGAAGTTTCACGCTTCATTCAAGATCGGTGTGCAGTTCGCCTTCATGGATGAGATCGTTAAATTCGAAGCTTAATTAATAATCTAAAGGGGTCGAATTAGACCCCTTTTAAAAACATATCAAAATGGCGTGTGCATTAACACAAGGTTATAGTTTGGATTGTAAGGATTCAGCTGGTGGCATTACCGAAGTTTACTTTATCGAAAAAGCAAATGTTTCAGCTATTGCAGATGCTTCAGGTGTTGTTACTGGATTGACTAAGGCAAGCGGTAAGCGTTTCTGGAAATATGAACTACCAAAAGAAACAGGAAACTTTACTCACAATCCACAAGTTTCAACTGAAAACGGAACTTTGTTTTTCGAACAGAATCTTACAATCGTTGTTAACAAACTTTCAGCGGCTGTAAATACAGAGCTTAAGTTGTTAGCTCAAAACGTTCTTATTGCAGTTGTTAAGGATAATAATAATAAGTTTTGGATGCTAGGTAAGGAAAGAGGAATAGATATGGCAGCATCTGAAAGCGGAAGCGGTACAGCTTTTGGAGATCGTTCAGGATATACTTTAAACTTTATGGGTAAAGAGCCTGATCAACTTTATGAAGTAAATAGTACCGTTGCTGCGGCACTTGAAACAGCTGGTTGATAATTGATGAAGAATAGGTAAAGCGCCTGCCTGCATTTAGGCGGGCGTTTTTTGTTAATCGGTATTTATAAAAGGAATGATAAATCTCACAAAAGGAAATACTGAAACTTTAATTTTGACATTGAAAGAAAAGCAGACTATCTTAGATGCAAATTTTCTTTTCGTGTTTCAAAGCAGAACGACAAACGATAAAGTAAAGTTTGTAATTGTCAATAGTGCAGATCAGAGTTTATATCAGGATCGCTACAATCAGTTTTCATTAGTGGTGAATACCTATTTTGCAAATGTGGAGGAGGGTTGGTACACTTACAAAGTATATGAACAGGCAAGCACTACAAATACGAATGAAGCGAATGCCGGTGCCATTGTTGAAACTGGTTTAATGTTCCTTTCAGATGGTCAGGATGTGACTACAACAAAATATAATAACCCAACAAGTTACAAAGTATATGATGCAGAATAGAGTATCTTTTATAAAGTTTGCCGATGTCAAAGTGCCGGTAATGAAGGAAATGCCCAACAAGGGTTGGGTGATGTTTGGTGAGGATAATAAGTTTCCTAATATGCTGCTTACAATGTTTAACAAAAGCAGCAAGCATAATGGTATTGTATTAGGAAAGGTAAACTACATTGTAGGCAAAGGTTTTGACAATGTAACACAGGCGAATGCTTATGAGAATTCAAATGAGATACTTAAAAAACTTTGTTTAGATATTGAGGTTTTCGGAGGGTGTTATATTGAGGTGCAGTATAACGAATTAGGCAAGATCGGTGCTTATTATCACGTACCATACCATAAGGTTAGGAGCAATAAAGATAATACTCAGTTTTTTGTTAAAGATTGGGAAAGTTACAAAAAGAATGATGAACCAAAAGTGTTTTTAGCTTACAATCCTAATCAGGATGTGAAGATGCTTCGCAATCAAACGCAAATACTTTATTACAAAGAATATCGTCCAGGGGTTGAGACTTATAGCTATCCCGGCTATATGGGTGCTTTAAATGCGATACAAACGGATATTGAAATAAGCAAATACCATTTGTCAACTATTACGAATGGAATGTTTGCTTCAAAAATGATTAGCTTTTTTGAAGGCATACCTAGCGAAGAAGAAAAAAGAGAGATAGAGAAAGGATTTAAAAGCAAGTTTACTGGTAGTGAAAATGCTGGAAATATTGTTTTGAATTTCGGCAAAGATCCTGCAAAGCGTCCGCAGTTGGATGATCTTAGCAGTACGGAATTAGATAAACATTTCGACATACTTGCAAAGAGTATTCAACAGGAATTGTTTGCTGGTCATCAGGTTGTCAGTCCGATGTTATTCGGTATTCGTGTTGAGGGTCAGTTAGGTGGGCGTAGTGAGATTCGTGAGGCTTATGAGATATTTAAGGCTACTTATGCAAATGACAAACAGCAAGCATTAGAATTGCTTTTTAAAGAGATCACAGGTGTTGATGTTAAGATCGTTCCTGTTGAGCCGATAGGGTTTGAATTTAGCGAACAGACGCTTTTACAGATTGCACCTAAAAAGTGGTTACTTGAAAAGGTTGGTATCGATCCTAATCAGTATCCTGAAATTGCACCCTCAAATGCACCCTCAAATGCACCCTCAACAGTTAACGAAAACCTGAAAAACCTAACAGGTAGACAATGGCAAAGCCTTACACGTATTATCCGCAAATTTGAGAAAGGTGAGATCAGTCAAGAACAAGCTAAGTTACTTTTGAAAAGCAGCTTAGGTTTGAATGATGACGAAGTGAACACAATGCTTTCTATTGATAACGCAATGGAGTTCAGCGCACAAGAAAAGGATGAACTTTTACTTGCTGAATTCGCAAAGTGTGGTGTAAACAAAAGTGATTATCTTATAGTAAAGACATTGCCGGCTAAATTCACATCACAGGAATTTAACGAGGTGAATCAGCTTGAAGCGAACGTTTTGGATCTACTTAGAAAAGATAAAAGAATAACTCCTGAAATAATTGCTGAAACATTAGATATTGAAGTTGACAGCGCAAAGCAAATAATCAAAAGATTAACGGATGAAGGTCGCATATCTGTAAAAGTTGTCAGGGTAGGTATTGATGAAGTTACGGAGCGCACTTTAACAGAGCCTTTGTCAAAACAAACAGATAAAACGCCCGAGACTTTAAATTTTAAGATCTTTTATGAGTACACATGGAAGCCTGGTTTCACTGATGCTGACAACAGCACAAGGCGAAACTTTTGCGCACGTTTGCAAGACTTAGGTAAGTTATGGTCACGTGCTGAAATTGAAACCATGAGCCGCAGAATGGGTTACAGCGTATGGGATCGTAAAGGTGGATGGTATACAGAACCTGACGGGTCAAGATCAAAAGAATGCAGACATCGCTGGGTACGTCAAATAGTAATGAAAAAAAATAAAAAATGAGAGATATCCTTTTTATCAGTCCCGAGAATATTTATGAACGCTCACCTGTTCATAAAAACATAGATAGTAAAATGATCGTTTCTGAAATAAAAACGATTCAGGAAATGCAGCTTTTGCCTGTACTTGGGACGGCTCTTTATGAAAGATTGCAAGATGGCATCGACAATAGTAACCTAACAGCGGATGAAGAGACGCTGCTTAAAGATTATATCCGGGATGCGATGATTCACTACACTATTTCAGAGCTTGCCGATGGTTTGTCGTATCAGATATGGAATAAAGGACTTACAAGAAAGTCAACCGAAAACAGCGAAGCGGTGAGCGCTTCTGAAATTGATGACTACAAAGCAAAGTATAAGAATCGTGCAGAATGGTATCTGGAAAGGTTAATCAATTATCTGATTGAGGAAGCAGGAACCGGATCTAAATTTCAAGAATATATTAACCCGGGCAGCCGTGTTGATACTTTTATTCCTAAGCGGTCGGCTTATGAAATAGGTATTTATTTAGGTAAAACAGCGATGCCAAAAGAGGACGTGCCTAAGTGGTATCGTTATGAATTCTTATCCTGTTGCCAATGAGTTATACAAAGAAAACTGAAAAGCTTTTAAAAGCATATTTAAAAAAACATGAGTCCAACACTCAACCAAATAATAAGAAAGCTAGTAACGATCGCAGCCGCTCACAAACAAGTGAGAACGGCAAGGCACGTAAAAGCTGAAGATTTTGTAGTCTTTGATTACAAAGATGTCGAATATCCTGCTGTATGGTATACATTGAATACAAGTTCAATTACAGGCAAGGAAAAGACATACAGCATTATTGTAACCATTGCAGATATTCATCATGTCGAAAATATGGATGAACTTGAGATGCAAAGCGATTGCGAGTTAATCGGTCACGATCTTTTAGCGCAGATAGGCTGGGACAAACACGAATGGACAATGCAGCGGTCTGCAAACTTTGAATATTTCAGACAAGAACAAGAAGATGTTTTGGCAGGCGTTACTTTTCAGATAGATTTGAAAGTTCCTATGATTTACGATGCTTGCCAAGCACCTTCTAATTATGAGTTACCGAATGGAAATTTCGTATATATTAATACAAACAGATTTATGACAGTTGCGGATTTTATAGTAGGTAGCGGTCAGCCGATGGAGCAAGGTGATACTGAATATCAGAATAATCAGTTGACGATTGCTCCATTTGTATTTATAGATGGTATTTTACAGACTTATGTGGTGAGATCTGATCGTAGGTATATTACTCATAATGCGACAACAAGAACAATAACAATAAACGGAGGCGTAAATGAAGGCGAAAATATTAGGATTCTTTTGTAGTTTAATTCTTTTATCGGTATCGGTAAAATGTCAAACGATAGATGGTGTTTTATATACCAATTTTAACAACTATTACAAATGGCGCGGCGGTGCTTTTGATTCTACTTTACTTCTTCCTACTATTGCTGCTTCGATTGGTCGCAGACCGGGAGCGTTGCGTTACAATACGGCAGATAGTTCGGTTTATTCGTGGACTGGTACGCAATGGAGAAAGGTAGGTGACGGTGCGTCAACACCTACTTTGCAGCAAGTTACAACGGCTGGTAACACAACATCTAATGACATAAGAGTTGAATATATTGAAGGCTCTGGGGATGTTGTTGTTAGATTAGCCGCTGATGGTAGCGATGGTCTTATTGAAGTTGGTAATTCAGCTTTATCAGGGCTAGTTTCAATACAAACAAATACTACTGAT